CATAACTTTGAAAAAAGAAGATTATTCGGGAGATGACGAACTCAAACTTGTTGAAATAAATTCAATAGATGATTGGCATTTTGCCGAAGATGAATTTTCTTTTGAGTCTGATTTTTATCAAAACATTCTTTAATATTTGATTCTCTGGCAATTTTGTTATAATATTAAGAAAAACTGGAGATTTGAAATATGAAAAATTACAATGCTGAAAATTTTGATTTTGATAAAGTCTTTAAAATTATTGGACTTTTGCAAACGATAAACGGCTATGCTTATGACATTCACTACAGCTCTTCGGGCTCTTTGTTCTACGAAGAGCATTTGCTTTCTGAGAGAGTTGGAGATTCCGACGAAATATATGATTTTAAAGACGATGTGATTGAAACTGTTTATTTAGGTCGTGGAAAAGACGCACCGCTCTCCGAGGAAATATCCGAGTTTGTTTCCAAGATAACCCCTGAGTTAACTGATTCTTCGGATAAAAATTTTAAGAATTTAAGGGATTTGATATCATACACCCTCGTTGAAATTGAAACTTTAGAAAATTTAAGCCGAGGGGAAGAGGATTTGTTTGGTTCAATCGCTCATGTTCTTCAAAGGCACAACGGGCTGCTGTTTAAACAACTGGACTATTCTGCTAATGAATTAAATAATTCAAATGATGGTTGGAAACATTTGCTTGACATTTAGTAATAGACGTTTTATTATTATTTTTATGAAAAGGGGAAATTTATGATAAATTTTGATTCAAGAAATTATCGAAAACATAATGGCAAGAATAAAGATTTGATAAACAAGTCTTTGTCTGAATGCGGTGCTGGACGTTCGATTCTTATTGATTCTGAGAACAATATAATTGCTGGAAATGGAATTTATGAACAATCTCAAAAATTAAATATTCCAGTGAAGATAGTTGAAAGCGATGGCTCAGAGCTTGTTGTTGTCAAAAGAACTGACTTGAAAACAGACGACGAAAAGAGAAAAAAACTCGCTATTTTAGATAATTCAACTTCTGATACATCAACTTTTGATTTGCCGCTTCTTCAAGAAGATTTTCAGGCAGAAGAACTTCGCGACTTTGGTGTTCCTGTTGTTGAAATAAATTTTGATGATATTGACAGTTTCTTTGAAGAAACTGGAGATAAAGAAAAAAAAGTAAAAAAGATTACCTGTCCACATTGCGGAGAAGAGTTTGAAGTATGAAATTATTCTTAGCAGGAACATCGTTTTGGCGAGGAAGCGAGATTTACGAAGAAATTTTCTCTGGTTATAAACAAAATCCCAAAGATTTAATGAAAACTTTTCAAGAAGGTACTTGTGAGGAAATGGTTATTCTTAAAAACTGTGAGTTCTATTCAACCTGTGAACATCACATGTTTCCATTTTTTGGACATATTTCAATCGGGTATATCCCAAACAAGAAAGTCATTGGAATTTCAAAGCTTGCAAGGTTGGTCGATTGCTTTTCTAAACGCATGCAGATTCAAGAAAGAATGACAACGCAAATTGCTGATACTATCATGAATGAACTTGACGCAAGAGGTGTTTTTGTTGTTTGCGAGGGCGTTCATTTTTGCATGAGGTCACGCGGAGTGAAAAAACAAGATGCTTCAATGGTTACAAGTGCTATCCGTGGTGTTTTTAAAGAAAATGCCGAAGCACGGCAAGAGTTTTTATCTTTGATTAAGGATTAAGCTTAATGACTGATGAATCAGAATTATTGAGAAGAGAGAAGATACGGAGAGGAATAAACAAAAGATATTCATTGATTGGAAAAAACTTTGGTGATTTATCAGTTATTGCGGAATTTATTGAAAACAAAAGGAGGTATTGCGTCTGCAAATGCTCTTGTGGAAAAAAAACTGTTACGCTAGCTCAAAGTTTAAAATCAGGTCATACGATTAGTTGTGGCTGTTCTTTGGAAAAATGGAGAAGCAAAAATAATAGAATTTACAAGGAAAGGTTGTACCGGTGTTATAAATCTATGATAGACAGATGTTATAACAAGAAAAACAAAAGGTATTTGAAATATGGGGGCCGAGATATTAATGTTTGTGAAAAATGGAAGAATAACTATCAGGCTTTCAAAAATTGGGCTTTGTCAAATGGTTATAGCGATAACCTCACTTTGGAAAGAAAAGATGTTAATGGAAATTACAGCCCTGAGAATTGTTGTTGGATAGACATCAAGAAACAATCGAATAACAAAACAAATACGGTGAAAATAACCTATAATGAAGAAACAAGAACTCTCAGAGATTGGTGCGAGATGCTTGACCTTTCTTACAAAGCGATTTATTTTAGATTAAGAAAAGGTTGGGATGTTGAGAAAATGCTAACACTTCAAACACCAACAGGATTTAGAGGAACAAAAAATGCTAAAAAACGCAAAAAAAAGCAAAGTAGGTAGACCTACAGTAATGACTAATGATGTATTGAACAAATTAGAAACCAGCTTTTCGTTGGGGTGTTCTGATGTCGAAGCTTGTTTATTTGCTGATATAAGTACTCAGACTTTGTATGAATATCAGAAAAAAAACCCAAAATTCGTTGAAAGAAAAGAAATGTTAAGGCAAAAACTTGTCTTAAAAGCTAGAAGCGTTATCGCCGCCGCCCTGAATAGAAAAGACGAGAACACCGCCAGATGGTATCTTGAAAGAAAGAGAAAAGACGAATTTTCAACTCGGCAAGAAACATCTGGAATCATAGGGCTTATGAAAGTTGAAGAGCCGGATTTGGAAAAAATCAAAGAATTAAAAAATATGCTGGATAGTGAAAGAGATGATGAATGATGAGAAAATAAATGAGCTCTTAAAGAACCCTACTCAATCTGCTTATTTATTAAAATCCTCATTAAAACTTTTTATTAAAGTTTTTCATTATTACATGCACCGGAAACAATTTGTTTTCAAGCCTTTTCATCTTAAAATTATTGATAAACTTGAGAATATTATTTTCGGGAAAAATGAAAAACCAAATCTCTATATCGGTCTTGCGCCAAGATATGGAAAGTCACAAGCAATCATCTATGTTGTTGCTTACGGATTTGCGCTAAATCCAAAAAGCAACTTTATTCACACTTCTTACGGAGCAGACCTTGTTGTCCGTTTTTCCTCAGAAATAAAAAAAATCATAGAATCAGATTTGTTTAAAGCTCTATTTAAAATTAATATTTCGTCGGAAACATCTGCAAAAGATTTATGGAAAATTGTTGATGGTGGCGAGTTTCGCGCAACTTCTCTTGGAGGTGTTATTACTGGATTTGGAGCGGGGATTCAGGAAGATGGTTGGGGAGGGGCTTTAATGATTGATGATTTTATGAAAGCTGGCGATTATCGAAGTCAAATAGCAAAAGAAAATGTTATCGATATCTATAAAAACACTTTAAAATCAAGAAGAAACAATCCAAGAACTCCTATTATCATCATTGCTCAAAGATTAGCTAAGGATGACTTGATAGGCTGGCTTATGGAAAATGAAGCCGATGATTGGGACTTTTTCACTCTGCCAACTTTAAACGAATATACAGGCGATGTTCTTTGGCCGGAGAAACATACAGCGGAAGCTCTTTTAAAAATGAAATCTGAGAATCCGTTTTTGTTTTATTCGCAATATCAACAAGAGCCTATTGTTCTTGGTGGCGAGGTAATAAAGACAGAATGGTTCAGGTTTTATCCTCTGTCAATCAAATATAAATATGACCGAGTTTTCATAACCGCAGATACCGCACAAAAAGTAAAAGAGCATAATGACTTTTCAGTTTTTTCCGTATGGGGAACTACTGATTTAGGGCATTTGCATTTACTTGACATGTCACGCGGAAAATGGGAAGCACCAGCTTTAAAATCTCAAGCCCTTTCAATTTGGAATAAGTGGGTCAGCTTTGACGCTTGCCCATGTTCTGCCATGTATGTTGAGGACAAAGTTTCCGGAACTGGATTGATTCAAGAAATACAAGCTTCTTGCGGAATACCTATTTTGCCTTTAAAACCTGACAGGGACAAACTTGAACGTGTTGAAGCAAGTCTGACATATCTTGAATCTGGATTGGTTTATCTGCCAGAGAACAAAAATTACAACTTTAACGCGGATTTTCTTTCTGAATGTGAATCATTTACAAGAGATGATTCTCATAAACACGATGATATGGTTGACACTTTTACCTATGCCGTCCAAATTGGATTATCCCGCAGAACTGTTTCAATTCTTGATGTTCTCGATTAAAAAAATAACATTTTTGTAAAAAAAGCTATTGACATATTATTTTTTTTAATATATAAAGTAATCGAGAAGGAAATATATTAACTAAGAGGAGATAAGATGAAAAAATTTTATGTTATTAAAAACGAAAAAGGCGAGGTTCTTTTAAAACTTCCCGCTTTGGTTTATTCTGATGCAGACATCAAATTTATTGTTCAGTATACAAAAGGTACGACCTTGGAAGAAGTTTGGGAGAGTTAACCATGGGCTTGGATATGTATTTAAATGAAAAAATCATTACTAATATGGATTGTGATGATGATGAGTTTGTTGAATTTGAAAATGTTGAGGGTAAGAAAAAGAATATTCAAAAAAATAAAATATGTTGTATCGAAGTTGAAAGAGGTTATTGGAGAAAAGCAAACGCAATTCATAACTGGTTTGTAAAGAATGTTCAAGATGGAATTGATAATTGCTCTCAATACTGTGTTTCTTATGAAAAGTTATGTGCGTTAAAATATGTATGTGAGAAGTCTTTAGATTCTTTGGAGTTCGCAAGAGAAAATCTTCCAACAAATAGTAATCCCGCATTCGGTTCGCAAGATTATGATGAGTATTATTATGATTATTTAAAAAGTACAATAAAGATAATTAATTCTTTGGATGGCGATGGGCTTTATTTCTATGAGTCAAGCTGGTGATATCATTTTAGAAAATGTCTAATATTGGTTGTTTTGTAAAATAGAATTAACAAATTTGATAAAATGAAAGGAATTGTAAAATGGATTTGTTGAATTGGAGGAAAGAAAAAGGACTTTCTAGATTGAAGTTCTCAAAGTTGTCAGGAATCCCGATTTCAACTATTGTAAAGCATGAAGCTGGAAAAAAACAAGAAAAGAAACTTTGGATAAAATAGAAAAAGCTTGTCAAAGATATGAAAGATATGGCTCTCTTGAAGAAATTGATATCTGCAAGCCAGATTCTTTGCATGTATGCGAATTGTGGAAATATCTTTCTCCTAAATATTGCTTCATTGCGAAAGATTTTAGTGAAGATGTATATTGTTTTACTGACGAGCCAAAAGTTGATTTATCATCAAGGTCTTGGGTTTCGGATAGTGAGAGTCTTAAACTTCCTCTGTCAATAGAATTTGATGCAGATGATTGGAAAGAAACTTTGTGTAAAAGACCTGTTGATTATCGTTCTTATATTGGAAGATTTGGCTTATTTTATGACAGCAACGAAGATTGTTCATATTTTGGCATGCTGACTTCTATTCAGAATGGTTTTCAGCGAAATAATGGCTTTTGCTATAAAAACTTTAGATTATTAATGGATGAAGAAAAAGAGAGGTTGTGATGAAACTAGGAACGGCTTTTTGCCCATATTGCCAAAAACAAGTAATTGCTGAAAAAGAAGGAACAAATCATATACTTCATTTACTCTTGTCAGTTTTGACTTCTGGCTTTTGGGTTATTATCTGGATTTTATGTGCTTTATCAGGAGAGTGGCGTTGTTCTCAGTGCGGAAGAATTGTCAGGAAAGGAACGTTATCTCCTATGGATAGAAGAAATATCAGGTAGTTTCATAGGTTATCTTTCTGCCTTTGGATAACCTAGAAAAGAAGATGGATTGTTGGCGATTGCGGCAATCCATTTTTTTTGCTTGACATTCATAAATAAGTCTGATATCTTCTTTTATGTATAAAGCACTAGCTGATAAAGAATTATTGTGGATATGTTTTCCTGATTAGTTAACATATGAGATTCCTTTCAATGATTATGCTCCGAGTTCCTTCCATTAGCTCGGAGCTTTTTTATTATTTGATTTTTATCAAAGTTCTGCTTATACTTGAATAAACAGTATGAGGTTTATCAATGACTAACCAAAAATTTCAAAAAAAAGACTTTAGGGTTGAAAACTCTCTTCAAGAAGCTTTAGGCTTGCCAACTGAGTATTATGGTGGCAGTGCGCTTACTGGAAAGAGTGCTCTCTTGAATCCGTGGGAACTGGGTTATAACATCAGTTACAATCTTTTAACTCTTTATCCTTACCCGCTATCTTACGCATACAAACAGTACGGTTTTCTTCAAACTGCAATAGACCAGCCTGTGGAAGACGCTTTCCGCGGCGGGGTTGCTTTGGATTCTTCAACTCTTTCTACAGAAGAATTAGAAGAATTAAAGCAGACCATGGAAGACGAGGGTGATTGGGAGAATATCAAAGAAGCCCAAAAATGGGGAAGACTGTTCGGCGGTGGCTTGCTGATTGCCAATACAGAACAGCCAACTGAAAAAATCTTAAAGGAGAAAGCTTTGTACGGTTCTAGGCTTGAATTTATCCCGTCTGATAGATGGGAATCTGTCATGGTAGACCCGGAAGCGGGCGCGCTCTACAGTAATTTTGAGTATCATGGGAAGATTGTAGACCGAAGCCGTGTTTCTTTGGCTCTTGGCAAAAGAGCGCCATATTATGTGAGAATGAGGCTTCAAGGTTGGGGATTGTCATTCTTTGAGCAAACTTTACCGCCTCTTGTACAGTATTTGAAATCTCAAAATGTTATGCTTGAGCTTTTGGATGAAAACAAGATTGATATTCTCAAGATTAAAAACTTAGCTACGACGCTGATGTCGAAAAACGGCACGGAAGCAATCAAGCGCCGCGTCGATTGCGCTGCTGCCAACAAAAATTATAAATCTATGCTTGTTATGGATTCAGAAGATGACTACGAGCAGAAGCAACTCAACGTTGGTGGTTTTGCTGACTTGTCGAAAGAAGTCAGAATCATGATTGCCGCTTACCTGCGTCAGCCAGTTTCAAAGTTATGGGGAACAGGTTCATCCGGTTTTTCTTCTGGTGAAGACGATTTGGAAAATTACAACGCCATGATTGAAAGCGAAATCCGCCCACAGTCTTTAAAAATGGTGAAGTGGGTAGTTGATTTGCGTTGCATGCAGTTGTTCGGAAGAAAAGTTCCAGACTTAACTATTCGTTGGCAGCCGTTGAGAGTTTTGACAGGGCTTGAGGAGCAGGAAAAGCAAGATAGAATTTTCAATAATGTGTTCGGCATGGTTGACAGACGCCTCATGCTTCCAAGTGAGGCTATGCAGTATTTAAAACAGCAAGACATCATCACTATGGATACTGCCGCGTTGAATGGTGATGCCGATGAAGAATATATCAATCGCGTTGATTTGATTGAAGACCGGAGTGGCAACGAGGAATAGAATGAAGTCGCTTCCTGAAGTTAAAATGAATAAATTCCAAGAACAGGTTATTTACTCAAAAATAGCCAAGTTTTTTGATGATGTTCTTTTTAGCTACATGGAAGAGGTTTTGAAGGATAAGCGAGTTGAAAACGAAGGGGAGGGAATCGCCGCGGCGATTAAGAGCGGTAGAGTTTTCTATCAGGGAGGCGTTTTCAAATCAAAGTCTAAATTTTCAAATAAGTTAGCGAAAGAGCTTGAGTCAATCGGTGCGCACTATTCAAAGAGCGCCAAAGGCTACGCACTTGCTCCGGACAGAGTTCCGATGAATGTTCAGCAAGCTATTGAGCAGGTGAAAATTAAAAATCAAGAGAATGTCACAAAAATTCAAAAATATCTTGAGGACATTGAAAATCAGGCTGACTATATTTTCCAAAACATCAACTTTGACAAGGAAGTTGAAGCAATCGGACGAAACCTTGATTATCAATTCCGAAACTCAATGAAGAAAATAAATGTTGTTCCGGCAGACCTCACGAGTTACCAACTTTCTGAGATATCAAAAAATTATACGACAAATTTAAATTACTATATTCAAAAATGGACGAGAAGCGAAATTGTCACATTGAGAGAAAAAATTCAGGATATTGTCTTTGCTGGCTACCGGGCTGAGGCTTTGGAAGACTTAATAAAAAAAAGAAAAGGTGTTTCTGACCGAAAAGCCAAGTTCCTAGCGCGGCAAGAAACGAAATTGCTTGTTGCCGAATACCGAAAGAACAGGTTTAAACAAGAGGGCGTCACGACCTATCGCTGGAGTACTGTTCTTGATGGTCGAGAACGAGAATTGCATAAACAACTGAATGGCAGAATCTTTTCTTGGGATGAGCCTCCAATTATTGACGCGACAACAGGCGAAAGAGGAAATCCTGGAGAGGCTTATAACTGTCGCTGTTCTGCAATCCCAGTAATCACCGATGATTGGCTTAATCGGTAAATTTGCATATTAAAACTAGTTGTGATAAGTTATTTTTAAAGGTAAATGAAAACATGAATAAACTTTTAAATAGCATTGAACAAATTACTTTTGACGATTCCCCGATTGAAGGTCGCGGCAGACATTTTTCTTGTCGCTTCATTGAGCCGGGTATTGTTGCGTACAATGGTTCTGGGGTAATCAAGGTAAGCAAGGAAGCGCTAGATAAATTTATTAATTCTTTGGTTGGCTGCCCTGTTATTATTCGTCACCATGAGATAGACAATGAGAATGTTGACGATTTAAGGGTTGGCGTTGTTTCTTCTGTTTTTTATAATTCAGAAGACGGTTGGTTTTATTGCGATGGTATCATCTGGGACGCCGAAGCTATTTCAAAGATAGGGCAAGGTTGGTCTGTTTCTTGTTGTTATATCGTGAAGCAGACGACAGGCGAGAGTGGAGAGTGGCACAATATTCCTTTTGACGATGAACTCATCGACGGGTTCTTTGAACATCTGGCTATTGTTCCTAACCCTCGTTACGAAGAAGCCACAATTTTGTTGAACTCGAAAGAGGGAAGAAAAAATATGTTGTTTAAACTGTTTAACAATAAGAAAGTCCGCAATTCTGAAAATGAGGGTGAGGAAATGAAAAAAGAAAACGAAGAAAGCATTGATAAAAATGCTTTGAAAAATAAAATCATGGAGCACGTCAATAAAGCCGTCAAAGGCAAAGGTGATATTGACGGTCAGTCCGAAGATAGCTGGTATGAAGAGTTTCGCGAAATGCTTGACAAACTAGCTTATTCTGATTCTGAGGAAAAACGTTCTAACGAAAAGGACGAAGAAGACAAAGAAGAAGAAAAGAGAGAAAATGAATCTGACGCTTCCGAAGAGTCCGACGACAAGAAAGACAATGAAAAGGAAGAAGAAAAAAAAGAAAACGAGGAAGAGAAAGACGACAAGGAAGAAGAGAAGAAAAACCGTAAGTCTAACTCGAAAGAAAGTTATGAGGAAATGAAACGCTTGAGCAACTCTGGCTCTGCCGAAATCAAATCAGGCTACATTCCTGAATCTTCTCGTTTGGCTCTTGGAAAAGCTTTATTTTAAGGAGAAAGACAAATGGCTTTAGTTTTGAATCAGCAGGAAATCTCTGCAAAAGCTGGTGAAGGTGTATATGCTCCTCTGCCGGCAAGAACTTTTAGAATTTCAAAAGAACTTGAAGACCCTTGCGGTCCGGCTACTCCGTGCAAACTGACAGGTGAATTTAGCTCCGGTCTTCCGGTGGTAACGCCTATCACAGCAGCAACCGACGCCGTCTATTGCGTAATTGCTTATGACCTGAGAAAAAATTCCTTTGCCGCTAATGATAAGGTTAAAGCTTGGGTTTCTGACGAAATCGTATGGCTTGAAGCTTCTGATGCTATCGCTCTTGGCGCTTGCGTTCAGATTGGCGTTAATGGTAAGGTTGCAACTCAGGTTGCCGCTAATCCTGTGTTTGGTTTCGCTGAATCTCCGGCAGGTGCTGCGGGCGAGCTGATTGCCGTAAGAATGACAAGCCCATATAATGTCTATGGTGCTGCTGTCGCTGGTGGCGAATAGTTTTAAAGAGGAGAAGAAAAAAATGTCTAAATTTGAACTTGCAAGATTAAACAACGCCGCCGCCGTTGACACAATCGGCTACGAAAAACTGATTACCACGCAGACAGAAATTGTTGCTGGCGTAATCGAAACGAAATACTATGAACTCTTGGGTCAGTCACTGTCCGACTTCGTTCCGTTTGATGTTGGTCGCGGTGCTTACTCTACAAACATCTTCCAGTACACCTCTGCTTATGTAGGTTCTCCGTTTGAGGCTGGTCTTGTTCAGCCGTCAACCGGGCTGGGAATCAATGCCAAGTCAACGATTGCTATTGACGGCATCACTATCAAAAATAACTTCTGGCGTATGGATTATGAAGTCAGCCACGAAGTTGTTGAAATGGGCAAAGTTAACGTTCAGGCTTTCTCTATTATTGAGGAAAATGAAAAATCTCGTAAGAAAGTTTACGACCTCGGTATGCAGAAAGTCACGTTCCTCGGATTGGCTGATGAAGAAGGCGTATATGGTTTGTTGAACCAGCCGGAGGTTACTGTTAATACTTCACTGTTCACCAAGTCATTGGCTTCTATGACTGCCGCCGAACTGTCAACGTTTGCTGCTACTGCTGTTGCAACCTACTTGGCGAACAACAACACTACAGCTATGCTGAACAGAATGATGATTCCGACTTCGGACTTCGTTGCTCTGGGTGTTCCGTCTAACCCGGATTATCCGCTGAAGACAAAACGCGACATCATTGAAGACGCATTCAAACAGGCTGGCGCTGTTGACTTCAAGATTGTACATGCTACTTACTGCGACAATGCTTCCGCCGACGGTGGACATGCTCGTTATGTTCTGTACCGCCACGACGCTGATTCTGTTCGTATGTACATTCCAAAACAGTACACACCGCACGCTTTGTATCCGATGAACGGAATTGACTTCGTTTCTGTTGCCGAAGCTCAGTTCACTGGCGTTCAGGCTCTGCGTCCGCTGGAAATGCTGTATTGCGATTTGACTCCGGCTGCGGCTTAGTGGTTTGGTCAACAAGGGGAAGGCAATCCCTTCCCCTATCTTTTTTTACAAGGGGATTAAAATGAAGAAATTAAGAAATTTATCTAAAAGAAACTATATGCACATTTTAAACGGTGAGGTTGTTAGATTGCTGCGCGGCTCAGAAGCAAATGTTCCCGATGAAGTCGCTGACATCTGGTTGAACTCGCCGGAAATTTCTTTGGTCGATGATGGCTCTAAGGACAAAGAGATTGACAAGCTCAAGAAAGAGATTGAAGAGCTGAAAAGCAAGAAGAAAGAAAAAAAAGAACGTAAGCCAAGAGCTTTAAAGAAAGAAAAGAAAAAAGAGGAAGTTATTCCAGAAGAGAAAATCGAAGAGCAGAAAGCTGAATAAAAAAATAGGGGAGGTTTAGAAAATGATAACGGTTGAAGATTTTAAATCGCATTTTGTTAGGGACTTCCCCTATTTGCCTGCTTTGGTTGAAGGAAAGATTTATTTTACTGAAGATATAGTCTACGTTTCTCCTAATTTCTATAAATCGTTGATTGATAACAACACAAGCCCGGTTACAGATTCCGAAGCTTGGCAACCCGTCAATGAAAGTGTTGACAATTATTTGTCGGATTTTGATATTGAAAAAGCAATCAGCGAAGCGACTTTAAACTTCAACGAATCTCTGTTTGACGATAATAAAACCGATTCATATATCGGCGATAGAAACTTGGCTCTTCTTTACTTGACAGCTTTTTATCTTGTTCTTGATATTAAAAACTCATCTGCGGGGTTAAATTCATCTGCTTACACTTCATTTATCAGTAGCAAGTCTGTGGGCAATGTTTCGGAAAGCTATGGATTCCCGGGTTGGGTTTCAAGTAATCCTATGTACAGCCTTTATCTCGATAATGGTTATGGAAAGAAATTCCTGACTTACCTAATTCCAAGAGTTCAAGGCTGGTTTCATCTTTCGCGTGGAGGAACAACAGTAGGATGACGCAAGTTAAACTTGATATGTCAGGTTTCAAAACCATAGAAAAAGCTCTATCTGACAATTACAAAGTTAGAGTAGGTATTCTTGGAAGCTCTGCGTCGTCAAATCACAAAAACAGTAATTTAACAAATGCCGAGATTGGAGCTAAACATGAGTTCGGCTCTGTTTCAGAGAATATACCGCGGCGTTCATTTTTAAAATATCCACTTGACCTTAAAATGGGCGAGTGGATTTCAAAGAACAAAAGCTTGTACTATCGCCTTTTGACAGAAGGAAGCACAAGAAAGTTCTATGTTGCCATGGGTTTTGCCGCCGAAAATATTATTGATGAAGCCTTTAACTCTTCCGGTTTCGGAACATGGGCAGCAAACAGCCCAAGAACAATCGCTTTAAAAGGTTCGGCTATGCCGTTGATTGACACAGGGCAGTTGAAGAACAGTATAACGAGTAAGGTAATGACGAATGATTAACAATGCTAAAAATACTAAGATTGGAGCTTCTGGGAATCTTCCAAACATGAGCCAGACAATAGTTGGGTGGTTTCAGCCGCTGGTGTTCGGCGTTGTTTCTTCGGAACTCGTTGACTACGAAAGAGTTGTGACAATTCATTCGGTTAGTACTCAAGGAGTTGTTCAGCCCTACAAACCTGAGCCTCTTGAAATTCAAACAGCAGGTGTTAGAAGTTGGTCGTGGCTGATGATTCACTGCCTGCCGGATTTGCAGTTGTACAACAATGAATTTATTTATTATGAAAATGTTAAATACAAAGTCCTGATGAGAAATGATTACTCCAAATATGGCTACATGGAATATATAGTTTGTGAGAGTTTCAACGATGAGTAGAGAACCTGTTAAAATAATTGCCGACATTCTTTCGCATGAAATGAATCTGCCACCGGAAAGAATATTTATTTACAATGATGGAAGAGTTTTGCCTAATGATGATGGGCTGTATATTGTTCTTTATGTTAATTCTCGCCCACCTTATGGAGCAAGAACTTATTACAGAGGTGAGCCTTCTAATTTGATTGAAGTTCAGACTTTGAATGTTAAGGAAACAATTATTGCAAGCGCGGTCAGTAAAAACACGGATGCAAGAACTCGTTCATACGAAGTTCAAATGGCTATCAACTCTACTTTTGCTCAACAAAAGCAAGAAGAGTTTGGCTGTCATATTTCCATGATTGCGCCCGTCAGAGATATGTCTTTCTTGGAAGAAACAGCAAGGCTTAACCGTTTTGACACAGAGATAACAATTTTAACAGTTTACGAAAAAGAAACGCCTGTTAATTACTTTGATTCAGTAGATACGGAATCAAGTTTCCAACCGTAATTTGCTAAAATTAAAAGATTAGGGTATGCTAAGAAAAAAAAGAGAGGGTTAAAAACATGGTCGATATTTCAAATGTTATCAATGTTTCTGAATCTACGTCGCCCGCGGGATTGGGAACATACAATGTAAACGACATTCTTTATTTGAGTGACGTTCAGCCGATTGAGGAATGGACTGGCGAATCTTTTCGTTATTACAAGACTTCAACAGAAGTTGGTAAAGATTTTGGAACTGATTCTAAAACTTATCAAGATGCCGTTATTCTTTTCGGTCAAAAGCCGAATATTTTAGCCGGTGGCGGAAGCTTAATTATTGCTCCGCTGACAGTAACCGGCGAATCGCCTGATGAAACGATTGAAGACTTGTCTGCTGCGCTGACTCGTTTGAAGCCGTTGGTTTATTGGGGTGGATGGCTTTCTGGTAAAAAATCAGAAGATGAGGAAATTTTAAATGCTGCTAAGCTGAATGAAACGCTTGATAGTATTTATGTTTTTTGTTCAGGGAATCAAGCTTCTTTCACTGCTGAAACTGGTATTTTTGATAAAATCTCTTCGGCAAGTCTGACAAGAACCAAATGCTTGTATTACGGCGACACCGACGAAAGCTTGGTTAACGCAAGAGCCTTCGCTGCTGCTTATGTTGGTAGAAGCTTTTCGGTTAACTTCTTGGCTCAGAACAGCACCATCACGATGAACCTCAAAGACTTGGTTGGAATTACGCCTGATTCAACCGTTACCGAAACTCTGTACAAGAACGCCGCAAGCCTTGGTGTTGATTTGTATGTTTCTTACAATGGCTTGGCAAAAGTAGTTTCCAACGGCGCACCGCTTTATTTTGACAGCGTCTACAATCGCCTGTGGTTCATTCAGAAACTGAAAGTTGAAATGTTTAATTCTTTGGCGACAACATCAACCAAAATCCCGCAGACTGAGCCGGGAATGGATAAGCTGAAAACCACCGCTAGAAAAGTTTGTCAGGCGGCGGTTTATAACGGCTTCCTTGCTCCAGGAACATGGAACGGGAGTGACACGTTTGGTAACCAAGATGACTTTTATAGAAATGTTGAAGATTTTGGTTTCTATATCTATTCAGCTCCGGTTAATCAGCAGACGCAGACCGAACGGCAGACACGCCGCGCGCCAGTTATTCAGATTGCCGGTAAAGAGGCGGGTGCAATCCATGGCGCTGATTTAATTGTTAATTTTGAAGTTTAAGGGGGTTAAACATGGAATCATACACAGGTCAAGACATCCTGAAATTCAACGATAGGATTCTTACAAATTTAGCCGACGGTGACGTTGCTACGATTACTTATCCTAATGAACTTCATGGAATGAAGAACGGTAAAAACGGAAACAGCATTGCTGCTCACAATGAACAGGGAAACATGGCAGAACTCGTTATTAGAGTTTTGAAAGGTTCTCCAGACGACAAATATTTAAATTCTTTCGTTCTGGCTTGGAAAAATCACCTTGATACGTTTTCTCCGGCAACGGCTGAATTTACAAAAGTAATCTCTGTTGATAACTCTATCACAAATGAAATTACTTCGCTGGGATTCATTGTTCCGACTCGCTCTGTTGATACAAAAGATAATGTTGAAGGCGATACAGAACAGGCTGTTTCAATCTACAATTTTAGAGCTGGCACAAGCGCACGCGCTTTGTCTTAGCTTGACTGTTCGAGGGGTTTAAGACTGTTTCCCCTTGGATTGCTGCCCCTCGAGCATCCAAGGGTTTTCAAGGGGGTTATATGAAAGAAGTATTATCAAGCGGCGCAACTTTGGAAGTGAGTATTGCGCCTATTCGCACAGGTTATAGACTTTTCCAAGCAGTTGTTCGTGAGTTTAAAAAAGAAGGAATGGGCTTCAATGTTTCTATGGATGATGAAATTAAAAGCCTGAAAGATTTGTTTGGAAAAAATCCACAGACATTCATTTCCGGGCTTCTCGATGTTGTTTCTTCGGATGAAGTCATTAACATAATCATGGAGTGTGGATTATCTGCCGTTTACACAAAAAACGGAAAATCGCAGAAGGTTTCAATGGAAGCTTTTGAGAATGAAGACAATCGAGGTGATTTTTTTGAGGTTCTCAAAATCATTGCTGAAAAAAATCTCTCCCCTTTTTTTCCGAAAGTCCGTATATCATAAAAACCAATCACCGAGTTAACAACAAATATGCGGACGATGAATTAAAAATTCCAAAGTTCAAATACTATGGTGACAACCTTATGTACTGGGCTATTTCTTTAAGCCGGGTAGGATATGGCGATGTAAATTTGCTTCTTTCCTATTCAAGTGATATATTTATGAATATAATCTATCACGAAACGTTTTTGAGTGACCTTGCCGCAGAAACAAGAGCAATAAATAGGAGAAGTTAGTTGAAAATAGGTGAGCTTTTTGTTGACTTAGATTTTCGGAGCGGCGGCGCGCTTAATAAACTGACTAATTTTTCAGTAAAGTTTCTTGCGCTTAAAGCTGCTGCCGGGCAGTTGGGCGATACATTTGATGCAATGTTTGGGTCGATGATTAGAGGTGTTGTTGAGATGGATAACCTGAACAACACAACAGGCTTGAATATTGAGAAAATGCAAAAGTGGAAAGCTGTTGCCGAACAAAACAATGTCGCTTTCGGCGATGTTATTTCATCATTGAAGAATTTGCAATCTGCCAGTGCTGATATCATGCTGGGAAAAGGAAACGCCGCACCGTTTGTCCAGCTTGGTATTGATATGACAAGACCGCGAGAAGCTTTTGAACTTTTGAATGAAATCCGGGCAAGGATTGGAGAAATCAAAGACCCGGGATTGCGACGCAATCTGCTTCAAGAAATGGGCGTTTCCGAGAATATGCTAATCTTGTTCAAAAATTTCAATGGTTATTTTGATAAAAATCTCCAGCTTACCAAAGATGAGCGCGCCGCCGTCATGGATTTAAACAAAGAATGGATAGCGCTTAAACAAACTGCTGGTTTTGCTTGGGATAAGGTGTTTGCACAGGGTGCGGCAGGTGCAGCAAAATTTATAAAAACGATTCGCGGAATAATTACGGAATATTCTGGTTTAATTACTGGCACGAAAGACCTTGGACAGACACTTGAGAAGGTTTTTCAAGACCTTAATCAGTCTTTAAAGAAAATGGCTGAGGACAATGCTTTTATCCACGCCATTACAACATTGGCTGACGCCTTGCATCAGGTCGGGGAGTGGCTAGGCATTGGTACGGCTTATGCTGTCCAAGGTTGGAACGCGATGGTCGGAGCTGCCGAAGGTCGCACAGATGAATCAGAATATAACAAAGCTATCTATGCCAAACGGCGGGAACTTGCGACGACCTATGGTTTTGATTCAAAAGAATATAAGGATTTTCTTGAATCTCATCCGTTGCAAGAACAGAACACCGGGGTTTGGAACAGAAACATAAACGACTTGAATCCAAACAATCCTTTTTATAAAGCTTATCAAAATCAGCTTTCGCCGTCTGTTGATTCTAGCAGCCGAGTTCAGAATATCAACACAAACGTTACAGTGAACACGTCGCAGGCGGCAGACGAAAATATGGGAAGAGCTTTGGGTAATGGTTTCAACGAACAGGTAGGAAATGCGGGGTATTTAAATAACTGATGCAGATATTGGACGACGCAATAGCAGCAAGCAAGAGTTTTGTTAATCTAACCGGCGCGGTTGGAATTGCTGGTTTTGTCTTTGATATTTCCAGCGATTCTGTTGTAGAGCTAGATTCGGAAATCACAGACCACTATGTGGAAAGCGGAAACCCTGTTGAAGACCATATTGCGCTTAAACCGGAAAAGGTTACGCTTTCCGGTTTTTGTGGAGAATACAGGAATATTGTCAACGATTCTAAAAGCTCGTTGCAGAAAGTGGCTGAAAAGTTAATCACTGTTTCCTCGTACTTGCCACCGCTAAATCAAGCAGCGAATAGTATTTATAATTTGCTGAATAATAAAAATTCAACTGATGTAAACCTTGGTGATGTTATTGACGTCGGTACGGATTTGTTTAAGGCTTATCGAAACATCAATATTCCGGGTGATAACCAGACCGAAGCTTTTATCTTCTTTGAAGCCCTAAGAAATTCACGGGCGACTTTCACTATTCAAACACCGTATCGTTATTATACAGATATGGCGATAGAATCGTTGAAAGCTGTTCAGTCTGGTACAACCAAGGACGAATCAAGTTTTGAAATCACTTTCAAGAAAATAAGGTTTGTTAACACAAAAACTACCTCATTGAGTGAATCAATTATCGAAAATGCTCAGGGAAGATTGAAAAATCAAATTTCGTCAGTCGTTAATAAAGGTTTGACGAAGGGTAAAGAATTGGTAAGCTCAGTTACAAGTTTCTGGAGTTAGAGCTATGCAGCAGATAACAGATTTAGGGAGCGACGCAAAGCAGACTTTTCGTTTTCAAATTGAAGACGGAAATCTTGCCACTTTTACCTTTTATTTTCTTGATAACCAGATAGGTTGGTATTTTGACGTTGAGTATGATGATTTTAAAACAACCGGTTTGCGGCTTGTCAATTCGCCTAACGTTCTTTCAGCTTACGAAAACCTTATACGTTTCGGGTTGATGTGTACGGTTTCGGACGGCGCAGAGCCTTATTTTCAAAATGATTTTGTAACTGGGCGAGTAAATCTATATATTTTAAATAAACAAGAAGTTGAGCAGGTTCGCGAGGTTATTTATGCTAAAATGGAATAGAAACTACCGACTTGTCTTCGACATTGGAGAAATCGCAAGAACTCAAAGCGGGATTGACGCTTTGGGAAATGCTATCTATCAATATCAGTACGATAAACCTACTTTCTATGAATCAATAGAAATTGCATATCCGTTTACGCTTTTTTTCTCGGTGAACCGGGACACATATTCACAAGTTAACACCGCATACTTTCAAATCCTTGGATTGAATGAAACAACCAGAACAAAACTTTACAAAGACCGCGATAATGTCCAAAAGTTCATTCGTTGCCGTTTTTATGCAGGTTATGAAGATAACATGCCGCTTTGTTTCAACGGTTCAATCAAGGAATGCTATTCTTACAAGGAATCCGGCGGCACTGAATTTAAAACTGAAATTGAGGCTTGGGATGGCGGTTTTGGAATTTATTGGGCGCATACGAACAAAACGCTTTCAAGAGATGTGAAAAGTACGGACATTCTCAATATTTTAACAGCCGATTTTAAGACGATTGAACTTGGTGGAATTTCAGACAACATCAAAATTCCAGAAACTCAACGCGACCATACTTTTATTGGGAAAACTTGGGATTGCATAAGAAGTTATGTCAATAACAATCTCTTTATTGATAATGAAAGAATTTATTATATGTTGACAGAGGAAGACGTTCGGCAGGGTGAGTTGATGTTGTTAGACGCGGATAGCGGCTTGCTTGCTTCTCCGCGGCGGCGCGATAAGACGCTGGAGGTTGAATTGCTCTTTGAGCCTAGGGTAGTACTCGGTCAGCAAATAGCGCTTTCCTCAAGCTCTGTATCTTATTTAAACGGCACTTATAAAATTGTTGGAATTTCGCATAACGGCGTCATTTCTGGGGCTGTGAATGGGAAGATAAGCACAAAGCTTTCACTTTTCATTGGGTCGAAAATTTTTAATCAAATCAAGGAACTTTAAAAATGCTGAAAAGAGAATACCTTGACAAGTTCAATCCCGATTTAACAAAAATGCTGGAAACTTACGGTGACAGCCTAAGTTCAAAGTTCAAATGTCATCGCGTTGGTCTTATAACTTCTTTTAATTCAGAAAGAAAAACTGTAAATGTCCGGCTCTTGGATAAAATGATTTTCCGAGATATGGTTGAAGATTATACGGAGCTTGCCGACATTCCTCTTTTGATTCAAGGTGTTGGAGATTCACAATTAACCTTTGGCGATGTTGTAGGTGCTGAATGTTTGGTTCATTTTAATGACACTGATATCGACCTGTGGTTTGCAACAGGTGAATCTTATGAGCCGAACACCGCCCGAGTTCATGATTTTAATGACGGTTTCGCAGAACTCCGACCGTTTTCTCTGCCAAACAATTTTGATTATGATATGCAATCAACTATGTTGCGGCGAGGAAACTGCAAGATACGCCTTTTAACAGATGGCTCGATTGAAATAACAAACGGCTCTGCTATTTTGACTATGACAGAAAATAATGTTAATATTACGGCAAACGTGAACATAACTGGAAATGTAAATATTGTTGGCGATTCTAAAATGACTGGAAATGTCACAATCGAAGGCGAAACTTCTCATACTGGAAATGTCAGCGTTGACGGTCAAATTACGGCAACCGGAGAAATTAAGTCAGATGTTGATGTTAAAGCAACGGCGATTTCTCTTCTTGCCCATACGCATGGCGGAGTCACGCCGGGCAGCGGAAGCACAGGAGCACCACAATGATTCAGATTTTAGTTTTAACCTTAGTTTCAAGTTTTCTTTGGAGGGTGCGCGGTGGCTTGCGCTTTTGGGGGAAGAAAGTTCCGGTAAACAAAATCTGGTATGCTGTCTTCTTTGGCATAGTCTGCTATCGTTTCGTTGAGCCGTCACTTGAGGTTTTTCTCGTAGGCTTTCTTGACTGTTATGTAAGCTATCAGTTGTACGGTTGGGGGTTGTATCTTGGAAGGCTTTTGCTTGGCGGAACTCTTGACCCGGAAAAAGACCGCGAATGTGAATTAATTGACGATTTGCTTTATTCGGTGAAAATTAAAGTTGGTGGGAATGAGGTGAGTTTAACTCAATATCCACGTTTATTTGGTTTTCTGGGAATGAGCTTGACGGGGCTTATCATAACTTTTCTGTGGGGGCTTTCACTAAACAATATGGTTCTGATTATCTCCGGTTGCGGAATGGGAGTTTGCTATTATCTCGGCTCTCTGTTAAACAAGCTGGTTAGCGATGACAAAGCAGGTTGGAATTGGGGCGAGTGGATTTTCGGAGCTTATGCCGGGTTGATTTTGGGGCTGATTTTATGAGTGTTCGTGCAATAGATGAAAATAGAGATTGGCAGTTCGGGCAAGGCAAGCAGTCTTATAAAAACCGGATTGAAGAAATCGGGCAGATGATTCAGACCCGAGTTTTGTCTTTTCTCGGCGACTGTTTTTTTGCTGTTGAAGAGGGGATTGATTGGGTAAACCTCTTAGCGAAAGGTTCGTCCAAAGAAGAGGAATTGAAAAGAAGCATAAGCTTGACGATTCTTGAAACTCCGGGAGTCGTTGCTTTAAATAAACTGGAGCTTGTCAACGATAGACAGACGCGCCGTCTGGTCATTGATTACAGCGTAGCGACTATCTATTCTACAAATTATCTTGGTTCGATAGGTGTTGAAAATGGCTAATGAAATTAACGAGAACGGCATTGTTACAGATGATTTGCAAACAATCATTGACGATTTAACCACAGCCTTTAAAAATATATATGGGCAAGATATCAATCTTGAACAATCTACGCCTGACGGACAGTTGATTAACATCTTTGCGCAGGCAAAAATTGACACGTTGAACCTTGCAACTCAGTTGTACAATATTTTCAACTCTGAAACTGTCGTGGGGCGTGCGCAAGACAACCTATACAAACTTGTCGGTCTTTATCGTAAATCATCACAATTTTCTTTCGTTCAAGTAAATGTGACGATTGATGAACCTGTCAACCTTTCCGGTCTTGATGACGAAATTGAAAATATTAACGGCGTCGGCTATACGGTTTCAGACACAAACGGCAATAATTTTATTCTCTCAAACTCAGTAAATCTGACTTCTGCCGGAACGTTCCTTCTTGAGTTCCGCGCTCAAAATGTTGGAGCTGTTCAGGTCTTGCCGAATACGATTAAGAACATGGTTTCGGTTATCCGTGGGGTGAGGAGTGTGAATAACCCTGGGATTCAGTATCTGACAGGTAACGACGAAGAAACAGATTCTGAATTTAGAATAAGGTTCAATAAATCTCGTTCAATCTCTGGAAAAGGCTTTGGCGATTCACTGCTTGCGGCGTTGTTGAATATTAACCTTGTTTCAGATGCCCAGGTTTACCAGAACAGAACTCATACAACCGACGAAGACGGTACAGCTCCGCATACAGTTTGGTGCATTGTTGAAGGTGGCACAAACGAAGACGTGGCTCAGGCTATTTACTCAAATGTCACGGATGGTGCAGGTATGCGCGGCGATGTTCAAGTCGTAGTTCAAAAATCAAATGGTATGTTCCAAACTATCCGTTTTGACCGGGCGAGTTCAGAACCTTTGTATGTAAGAGCAACCCTGAAAAATTTGACTACTGAAAGCCTTGACGTCGATGCAATTAAGGAATATTTAATTAATAACCTTAATTTCAAGATTTATTCTAAAGTCGACACCGCGGAAATTACTTGCATACTTCGGTCGTACAGCTCTGATTATATTCCTTACAACGTCGGCGTTAGTCTCGATAATTCTTCTTGGGAAGAATACATAACGCCAGATTCAAAAATCAACAAGTTTTCGTTGAGTCCTGAAAATATAACTTTGACGGTGGTATAATGAGTGAAATCGAAAAGTATTATGAAAATCTTTTGATTATTCAGTACAACGGGTTACCGAAGGCTTCGCAGACCATACGCCTCCTCGCTGAAACGGCAACAGGCGACGAAATCATGTCACAAATTCCAGAAGCTTTCAATATTGACACAGCTGTAGGCAAAAACCTTGACATGATAGGCTTGTTTGTCGGCGCTGACAGATATGGCTTGAGTGATGATGATTATCGGGTTTTGATAAAATTCAAAATTATTGTTAACAATATCGATGCTAGCATGAAGTCAATCGATGATGCTATTTTTGATACTTTTGGAAAATCTATCGTCGTGTCAAATAACGAAGATATGACAATGACTTACATCATTGAGCCGTTGTATAAAAACGTTGTCGAAGCCGCTTACAGATTAGGATTTTTGCCGATTCCTATCGCTGTTGGCGTCAACGTTATTTTGATGGTTCCAAATCCTGACTTGATTTTTGGCTTCAAACGTGGTAATTTTCAAACAAACGCAATCGGATTTTCAACGAAAGACAAGAAGCAAGAGGCGACTTGGTTGACAAAAGACAATATTTTGACGGGGGGGGCGAATGGCTAAATTAAACCGTGTAACTCAGAAAATTTTTGCAGGAGAGGCACAACCAACAGAAACTGCTGTTTTCGGAACAATGAAAACACAAAACCCTATCTATACAGGCGACATTGCACAGCTCATGTCTGGCCCTGCTTTCACGCAAGGCTGGTCATCTGCCGTTGAAGAAAGTTTTGCTCCGTTCATGGAAGAAATGACAGGTGTTCAAAAGGTGTTTTCTCAACAGCTCGCTTATTTATTGCAGGAGGGTGCTCCAGAGTGGGATGCCGGAACGACTTACTACAAGGGAAATTCTGCCAAAGTTTATGATGCAGATTCCAATAATTACCAGCTTTATTTTTCTTTAACAGATGACAATATTGGCAACCAGCCGTGGACGTCAGCAGAAAACTGGAAGTTGCTTTATTCTTCCGTTTCAGGCATACAAAGTTTGTCAAATTTGACGACATTAATAAATGGGTCTAGCACAAATACGCAATACCCCTCGGCAAAATCCGTATGGGACTTATTTTCAACAATCAATCCTGATTTGTACGAAAAACTTGCGAATAAAGTTCAAGACTTGAACTCTCCGAATGCGACGACTTATCCATCTTCGCAGGCTGTCGCAAATGAGTCTAGTCGTATAATAAACATTATGAATACTCAAATTCCCTCAAGAATTGTTGATATTTCAGCACCTGGAGTTAAATTTATAGCTTCAAACAATGTAACTTTCGTTCTACAATGGGGAAATGGACATTTTGGCTCTGGTTATGGCCCGTCTGGCGTAATAACTCTTCCACAGTCTTTTAATTCCGGCTCGTACTATATCGGCATGATTCCGGTTTCTTCTTCTCATTGCGCTTGCTTGTATATAAAACGTAGAACGAATACAAATTTCACTTGGTATAAAGATGCCAATGACAGACAGTCTTCTGAAGGCGATTTTCTATGGTTCTGCTTGGGATATTATTAATAACCGCAAGCAACCCAATAGCCCGTAGAAGCTGAAGAACCCGGAATATCATAGTAGAAATTAGCAGCATTCACATCTTTAATATTATATCCATTCCAAGAATTTCCAGAGACAGACGGTGTAGTTGTGAAAGAAGTTGGGAAAGCAACAGTTCCTTGGCTGGAGCCCGTGATTCCCCATTGAATAATTAATGGACTTCTGCCGGAAACTGGAATTTTCACCCAATTCCTAGAACCTGTGACAATGATAGGGTTAACTAGGCTGTTCATAATGTTTATTATACGACTTTGCTTTTTTTTATTTTTTGTTATAACATAAAAGAAAAAAGGAGATTCTAGATGAAATATATGTATTATGGCAAACATCCGATTGACGGTAGCATGGGTTTTTTCGACGATGAAAGCAAATGTGTAGACCCTGTTCAGATTGACTTTGATTATTATTGTCAGTTGTTCAAAGACCAAGAAAAGGGGCTACAAATCGTTCCAGACGAAAACGGAAAGCCTATCACTGTTTCTCGCGAATCGCTTTTGTCTGATGAAGAAAAGAAAGAAATTAAATCAAAAGAAAAACGCTTTGAGCGCGATTCTCTTATGGACGATATTCTTTGGAGAATTGATAGATTTGAGAAACAAGAAAAAGCTGGCATTTCAACAACGGATAGCAAAGAGGTTTACTTGTCTATGCTTAAATATTTAGAATACTTGAGAAATGTTCCGCAAGATGAGAGTTTCCCAGACATAGAAATCAAGAGCTTTGACGCGTGGGACGACTAGCGGCATTTCAAGGCGATAGCCGATAATCAGAACATCAATGTTTATAACTACAATGATAGATATGTCTCTGGATTCAGTAAGAATTCAGGGCTAAGACTACTTAATTTCGATTACCTGAGTAATGCTCCTGTTATGTCATATTCAGGCAACCACATTGGCAACGAAGAACCTATCAAGTTCATAACAAAAGAATCTGGTTCTGCTACTTTTCTGTATGCGGACTTTATAAGTTTGATTTACCGTATTTTTACAATGATTATAAAATACTGAATTAATATTTTATAAGAATACAGAAAAGTAGCAAGATTTTATATATTTGACTCAACAAATCAGCATATAAGAAAGTTCCTTGTCCCGCTGATTTTGTCGGGAAATACATTGGTTGTTCACCGCCTACAATACTCCCTGAATATGATAATTTAGGGTCCTTGTCCCATTCATCAAAATTGATAGTTCTAACTCCAGATGTTGCACTCCATCCATAAACGGGAACACCTTCAGCGTTATAAACATTGATATTCTGATTATCGGCTATCGCCTTGAAATTGAAATTTGGAACATTGAATGTAGTCGAGCCATTACCAACTCCATAATTAGTCCCTATTACAGAGAAAAGATTTGCGTAAGTTGTTCGTGAAATAGCTTGCCCATTGCACAAAAGAAAACCTGATGGAATCTCAACGTTTTGATGCCATATCAGCATTCCTCCGGTAGGAACAACGGTTGACATAATGTTTATTATACGACTAGACTCATTTGCGACAGCCTGCGAAGATGGATAA